GTTTCATTAAAACTTATAGAGCATCAAGATAATTTCTACACTTGGACTTCTAAAGCAGAAGCACCAACTATTGCTGATACAACACTTCCAAATCCATTTTCTGTATCTGCACCAGCTTCAGTTACTTTATCAGATCAATTAATTGAATATAGTGATGGTGTTGTTATTACTGCTCTTGATGTAACAATCGGTTCTTCGCCAGATTCTTTTGTGGACTACTACCAAGTAGAATACAAATTAAGCACAGAAACAGATTTTATTATTCATGGACAAGGAACAGGACTAACTCAAAGAATATTAAATGTTAAAGATGGATTTTTATATAACGTAAGAGTTAAAGCTGTAAATACTTTAGGAGTATCTTCTACTTTTACTTCTGCATCAAGAACTATTATTGGTGGTATCGCCCCACCTGCTGATGTTGCTGATTTTTCTTGTAATATTATTGGAAGTGATGCTCATTTATCTTGGACACAAATTGCAGATTTGGATTTGGCATTTTATCAAATTAGATTTTCTACATTAACAAGTGGTGCTTCTTGGGCTAACTCAGTTTCTTTAGTTGAAAAGGTTGCAAGACCAGCAACTAGTATTACTGTACCTGCACGAGTGGGTTCTTATCTTATTAAAGCATTTGACAAAAATGGAAACGCATCTCCGAATGAAACTATTATAGCAACAAATATATCTAACATTGGAGAGTTTAATTCTGTTGCAACACAAACTGAATCTCCTACATTCTCAGGAACTAAATTTCAAACTGTTGTATCTGACGGAACACTAAGATTAGATTCATCAGAATTATTTGATAGTGCAACTGGCAACTTTGATTCTGCTACTGGATTTTTTGATTCAGGTCTTACATCTTTTGATTTATTTGCTACTGGTAATTATTTATTTGCAACTCCAATAGATATTGGTGGAGTTTATACTTCAAGAGTTACTGCTTCTATTACACAAACTTCAGATAATTTAGATGACTTGTTTGATGCAAGAACTGGAGATTTTGATGATGGTGCAAGTTCCTTTGATGGAGATACTCCTGCAAATTGTAATGCACATATTGAGATTGCATTATCTAATGACGATATAACTTATTCTTCATTTAGAAACTTTGTAGTTGGTGATTACACAGCAAGATATTATAAATTTAGAGTAGTATTAACTTCTTTTGATTTAGCTTCTACTCCAGTTATTAGTGCTTTATCTGTAAGTATAGATATGCCAGATAGAATATTTAGTGGTAATGATATTGTTTCAGGTACTGGTACTTTTAATGTTGTCTTTACTAATCCATTTTTTAGTGCTAATTATGCTGTCGGAATTACTGCTCAAGGAATGGCAACAGGAGATTTCTTTTTATTAACAAACAAAACAATTAATGGTTTTGATGTTGCATTTAAAAATAGTAGCAATACTGGAATTAGCAAAACCTTTGACTTTTTAGCCAAAGGACATTAGATAGAATAATATGGCACAACACGATTTTGTAATAAATAATCAGGGCTTCCCAGCTTTTAGATCAGACCTCAACGATTTTTTAAACGCAGTAAGAACATCTCACTCAGGAACATCAACTCCTTCTGGTGCTGTCGCTGGAACTATTTGGTTGGACACAACTTCTGCAACGACACCTACTTTAAAATACTATGATGGAACAGATAATATTTCTTTAGCAACTATTGACCATGTAGCTAACACAGTAAATTGGTTAGATTCAACAGTATCAATTACTGGACTATCAACAACTGCAACTGGAACAGTTTTAACACTTACAGATTCAGCAAATACAACAACAGTAAATTTAATTTTAGACAATCAAAAAGAAATTCGTTTTAGAGAAACAACAGCTAATGGAACAAACTATATAGCATTAAAAGCACCAGCTAGTGTTAGTGCTGATTTAACTTTCACTTTACCTGCAACTGATGGAACTAATGGACAAGTATTAACAACAAATGGTTCTGGTGTACTTTCGTTTACAACTCCTTCTGCTGGTATTTCTTGGCAATCTTCAGTTAAGACTTCTGGTTTTACTGCTGTTGCTGGAGAAGGATATTTTTGCAATACAACTTCAGCAGGATTTACAGTAACTTTACCTGCGACACCAACTGCTGGACAACAAGTAGCAGTAGTAGATTACGCAGGAACAGCAGATACAAATGCAATTATAATTTCTCCTAATGGAAATAAAATAGAAGGTGGAACAAGTAACTTACAATTAACTGGAGATAGAGAAGGAGTAAATTTAGTTTATATAGATTCAACACAAGGTTGGTTAGCAAGTTCAGGAATACAAGAAGGAACAGATGCTTTATCTACAATACCTTACACAGTAGATTTTTTAGTAATAGCTGGAGGAGGAGCAGGAGGAAGTTCTGGTGCAGTCGGAGGTGGAGGTGGAGCAGGAGGATATAGAAATTCTTACTCAACAGAAACTTCAGGAGGTGGTGGAAGTAGTGAAGCAAGTTTATCATTTAGTGGAGGTGTAGTTTATACAATTACAGTTGGAGCAGGTGGAAGTGGTGGTCAAGGAACTGGTGGTGGTGCTAATGGTTCAAATTCTTCTATTTCAGGAACAGGAATTTCAACGATAACTTCTATTGGTGGAGGAGGAGGTGGTGCTGTATCAACAGGAAATGGTTATACTGGTGGTTCTGGTGGTGGTTCTTCAGGAGATTCTTCAGTTTCAGCAGGTGGTTCTGGTACTGCAAATCAAGGTTATAATGGTGGTTTTCAAAGTGGTGGTAATGGAGGTTATGGATCTTCTGGTGGAGGAGGAGCTGGAGCAGTAGGTGGAAATTCTAGTGGTTCTGGTCCTGGAAATATTGCAGGTAATGGTGGAAATGGTTTAGCTTCTTCAATTACAGGTTCTTCAGTTACAAGAGGTGGTGGTGGTGGGGGTGCAGATAATACTGGTGGAGATTTTGGAACTGGTGGTACTGGTGGTGGAGGTAGAGGTGCAAGTGATTATTTAACTGATAATGCAGTAGCAGGTACAGCTAATACTGGTGGTGGTGGTGGTGGAGGTGCTGGTGCTGGTTTTACCCAAAAAAGTGGAGGTTCAGGAGTTGTAATACTTCGTATGCCAACTGCTAGTTATTCAGGAACTACAACAGGTTCTCCAACAGTTACAACAGATGGTTCAGATACAATATTAGTTTATAACGCATCAGGAAGTATAACAGGATAATTTATGGCACATTTTGCAAAATTAGGAGCAGGAAATATAATTGAACAAGTAATTGTAGTATCTAATGATATTGCAACTACTGAACAAGCTGGAGTAGATTTTATTAATAAACTTTACAACACAAGAGATGTTTGGAAACAAACTTCTTACAATAACAATATAAGAAAAAACTTTGCTGGCATTGGTTTTCATTATGACCAAGCAAGAGATGCTTTTATACCACCTAAACCTTTTAACTCTTGGATATTAAACGAAGATACTTGTAGATGGGAAGTACCAGTTGCTAAACCAACAGAAGAATTAGAAGAAAATCAGTATTATTCTTGGAATGAATCTATTATAAATTGGGAAATAAAAAATAGATAATTAAATAGGAAGGAAAATGGCAAAAGTAATCAAGTTAGACAAACAAAAAATCACTAAATTAAAACTAGATAATAAATCTGATAAGTTTATTGGATTTACTAATGTTGCTGATAATCCTGATTACAAAGGAAAAGCTATCTACTTAAACATTAACAATATAACATCTATTTTTAGCACAACTAAAAATACAACGATACTTCATAATGGTACTACTGGTTGGGAAGTTTTAGAAACATTAGACGAAGTAATTAAAAAATTATGATTACATTTATATTAGGAACTATCTTAGGAGTTTATCTTGGTTGGAAGTTTGAACCAGCTATAAACGATTTTATAGAATCAATTAAAATACATTTAAACATCAAGTAGTCTTGATTTTTGTTGCAACGCAACATATATATCCTAAAACTAAATAGGAGAAAAAATGTTTACATTTAAACTACCGACATACGAAGAATTAAAACAAAACTACGAAACATACTTAAAAGATGTTCAGAAGTTTTATAAAGATTGGTATTCGGATATACAAAAGACTTTTAACAAATAACTTTATTAAAACACAATAGTTTGATAAACACACTGCATAATATTAATTGCATTTACAAACTTTGGATTGGTGGGTGTGTCTTGCTAAAGTCTTGCAAATGCTTAAACGACAATGGCAAGAACTCACAACGAAGAATTAATCAGTCTAAAGGGACATATAACAGGAATCCGTAGAGAAATTAAAATACTTGGTACTTCAGTTTATAAGCTGGAGAAAAGATTAGAAAAACTATTCTGGTCTATCTTTATTGCTCTTGGAACTTTAAGTATGGCACTATTAACTTTATTCCTTGCCAAGTAAAACGAATACAACTAACAGTTAGTTATGGACACAAGAAGGATTCTGGTTATATCAGATTTACATTTGCCTTATCATAGGCAAGATTCTTTTGATTTTCTAAAAGCATTAAAGAAGGAATACAAACCTACATTCGTAATGTCTATTGGTGATTTGCTAGATCATCACGCACTTAGTTTCCACGATTCAAACCCTGATTTGTTTTCTGCTGGACATGAACTTGTTAAAGCAAAAGATTATGTAAAAGAACTTGAATCAATATTCCCTGAACTTATAGAAATAGATTCTAACCATTCATCAATGGTTTATAGACGAGCATTAAAACATGGTATGCCTAGAGCATATCTAAAAGAATATGGCGAGTTCTTAGGAACTAAGAAATGGAAGTGGGCAGATGACTTGACTATTACTCTACCAAATAAACAAAGATGCTTATTCACTCATGGTCGTTCTGCTGATGTTTTAAAAGTATCACAAACAAATGGAATGAATTGTGTTCAGGGACACTTTCATACTAAATTTAAAATAGAATACTGGGCTAATCCTGACAATCTTTTTTGGGGTATGCAAGTAGGTTGTTTAATAGATCAAAAGTCTTTAGCTTTTGAATATGCTAAGAATTTTAAAACTAGATTTATAATTGGAACTGGTTTAATAATAGATTCACAACCAAAGTTAGCACCTTGTGTTTTAAATAGAGATGGCAAATGGATAGGCAAGTTACTTTAAAAGAATTACTATTTTCAGAAACAGCAACTAGGTTAGGAATTAATAACGAGCCAACTAACCAAATATTAATTAACTTACAGACTCTAATCTACGAAGTTATAACTCCAATTATAAATCAATTTGGCGACATTAAAATAACATCTGGTTATCGTTCTCCTGAATTATGCAAAGCCATAGGAAGTTCTACAACATCACAACATACTTTTGGTCAAGCTGTTGATTGCGAAGTTTTAGGAGTACCTAATAAAGAACTTGCTGACTGGGTTGTTAATCATTTAGAATTTGACCAATGTATTTTAGAATTTTGGAAGCCAGAAGAAATTAATAGTGGTTGGGTGCATATCTCATACAACAAAAGTAATAATCGTAAGATGTATTTAAGAGCATATAAAGCTAATGGAAGAACAGTCTATGAAGTCTTATAAAAAACAAGTTGGTGGTAACCACTATAAAAAATACAAGATACAACCTATTGAATTTATAGTTAAAAATAACATTGGATTTGTAGAAGGAAATATCATAAAATATATTTTAAGATTTAAAGAGAAGGGTGGTGTTCAAGACTTAGAAAAAGCTAAACACTATATAGAATTGCTTATAGATTCTACTAAAAGCAAATAATATCATTTAAAACGATTTAGACGCATTTTTAAGCATAGTGGCTTATTTATGGGTATAACCTTAAAAGAACCTAAGATATTAAAAATTAAGGGTATTTTAAGGGTTTAAACAATATAAAAAAGAACATTTAGGGAACATTATGAACATTATAAAAATAGACACAGATTTTACACCAGAAACTCACACTATTGGTAGTTCATCAGCACAATCATCAGCAATTATAACTGGTTCAGGAATAGTAAGAATAGCAGTTAGAGGAACACACGCACATATTAAAATTGGTTATAACCCAACAGCGACAGAAGAATCTATACTTATGCCACAAGATACTGTTGAATATTTTCAAATAAGATCAGGGCAACAAGTTGCATTTATTAAATCAGGAGACGGAAATGGCGAAATTAATTTCTGTGCAATAGACTAATATGCTACCAGCTTTAAGTGCTTTTGCACCACTCCTTACAACAATATTTAAAACAGTTGATAAAGCTATTCCTGATAAAGATTTAGCTGAAAAATTAAAAGCTGAAATGAATATGCAGTTGATGCAATCAGGTACAGAAGAAATGAAAGCATCTGCAAAAATTATTGAAGCAGAAGCAAAAAGTAATTGGTATGTTTCTGGTTGGAGACCAACTCTTATGTACTTACTTATTTTAATTGTAGCTTGGAATTATATTCTTAGTCCAATTTTATTTCTTATAATCAAAGTTAAAACACAAGTAGAACTTCCTTCTGATGTTTGGACATTACTTACAGTAGGTTTGGGTGGCTATACCATTGGAAGATCAGGAGAGTCTATTGCAAGAAGTTTAGCTACAAGACCAGTAAACAAGAATCAAGAAAATGGATAGTCTAAAATTAAGCGATCAAACGCAAGTATCTTTGCCTATTAAAAATATAGTAGCTATTGTATCTGCTATCGTTGTAGCTGTTTGGACTTACTTTGGAATCGTTGAAAGACTTAATAGACTTGAAACTAATGAGAAATTAATGTCGCAAGACTTACTTAAAAAAGCAGAACAAACTCCTAAGAATCAAGAGATGTATATGTTGATTGAGTATCAAGCTAAATCAATAGACAAACACTCAAAACAATTAGAAGAAAATGTACACACTAAAGTTATTATTCAACAGTTAGAAAAGAAAATAGATAAGCTAGAAAAAGAATTAGATTCATTAAGAGGTAGGTAATGTTTGAAGTAGTATTTGCTTTACTGATGTATATGAATGGTAAGCTAGAAGGTTATTCCCCAAAATTAAATGTCGCAGATTGCTTAGAACAAAAACGCAAAGTAGAACGTGATGGAACTAATGATGTTACTAAATGGTCATGCAAAGAAGTTGAAGCCATTATAGAAACTGATAAGCATGGAATTAAGAGAATTAAAGAAATTAAAACAAAATGAATTGCTATCTAGTCACTTATGCTATTAACTTTGTTAAAAACAATGATGATAGTTTCGTTGATGATATTGCTTATGTTAGGTTTTTTGATACAGGCACTTTTCCTAATGCCATTAATTTTTTGTCATCACTTAAACAAACTACTAAATTAAGAATTACTGGGGTTGAGTGGGAATATGAAGTTGTAAATTTTAATGATGAAATTGATTGTGAAATTTCTAACACATACCATTAAATTGGTAATAAATAATATTCTATTCCATCATTCCAAGATTGAATCTTTGATTGTGGCAATAATTTTAGTATTTGATCTACTGATTTAAATTTAAGTCCATCTTTAAAACAAAAAGCAATCGTATATTGAGTGAACTTATTATCACAAAACATTTGTGCGAATGTAATATATTTCTTTAAGTCTTTTAATTTAATTTTGTTACTGGCTTTGACTTCAACGAAGAACTGTTGTTGCTTTGGAGTTTCTTTTTTGGAATAAACAAAGTAATCAGGCATCGCAGACAATAAACCAAGTTTATGATAATAAGGAATAGGGGAATTAGCAAAATCAGAATCATCATTAAAAAGAAGTTTTTTATAATGAAAAGATTTAGCTTTGCAATATTCTTCAAACCTTTGCTCTGCGTAGTCAATATAGTTTCCCACTCGTTCTTGATATTTAAGTTCATTTAGTTTTCCTTCTGGTTGTATTATTTTCATCTACTTAACTCACGATTAGTTACTAGCCAACTTCTGTATAAATCTACCCAACTTTGTAAGTTTGCATATTTAGATTTAGCTTTTGAATAATCTCTCTCAGCAACACAAAAACCTTCTATGTGAGTATTATAGTCTTTAGTACACATAGCTCTTTTTTCTGCTTCTACCATAGAGCAGTTAGTGACAGTTTTTTCACTAATAGTTAATTGTGCTAAAAGTATTTTTTTATGTTCTTCTAATCTTCTAAAATTATAAAGTGCTTGACACATATCTTCGGCATACTTGTCAAGTTGTTGTCTTATCTCATCTGGGTTTCGTAAGGCAAAGTCCTGCATATCCTTCCTTTTCGTTTTATAGTTGTACTACTAACTTATGTTAGTAATTCTTCAAATTTCAAAACCACTTTTGTTTCTAAAGCATCTTTAAGTCTTTTTGCCTTTTCCATTCTATGCTTTAGTTCAAAATACTTCATAGATACTCTATGATGTCTGTCTCTTAAGTTCTGAACTTGATGTTTTAATTTCTCCATCAATTTTTTTTATTCTTGTTGATTTAAATTTAATTCCAGTTATTTCAAGATCAACAAATTTGCCTTTCTCTTTTGAGAGTGCTTCTTGTTCGTTTTCAAACTCCTCTTTATAAATACCAGTAAATTCTAAATATTTATAACGCACTATCATTTTCTTTTTATATATTAAATTGTTAATAAAAACAATGGGCAGAGTGGCAAACATTAAAGGGAAAAATTTAAACACATTTGCCACCCTAGAAATCATTTTAAAAGTTATGCGAATAAAGAAGTTTCATATCTTTTATAAAACTATCTATTGATTCTTTATTACACTCTAAACCTTTAGATTCAAGTGCTGATTTGGTCATAGCCATTACAAACATATATTCATCTTTATTAAAAGATTTTATAGGTTCAACTGTTAATGTAGCACCTAAGTCAGAAGCAACATTAACAGCTTCCTTTTCAAAATCTTCAACATTAAATGAAGTATCTGGTTGCATTTGATCTTTAAGTTCTTGAATTTTAAGGATATTATTTTCAGATTGCACAAAATTAAATGCTTTATCTGCACCTTGTGGAGACCAAATAGAATAAGCAAAAGAAACCTTTTTACCCTCTTTAATAAAGTCAGGTATGTATTTCCCTTTGATTATAAATATCTCATCACCAATATAGAACTTATGATTTACTTTATCATTAGGTAATGCTTTACCAGTTTTATCATTATAATTATGATAAACTTTACTAATGATACCTTGTTTGTGTGCCATTTATTTCTCCTTTTTGTTGTTTAAAAAGCGATGCAATTTTAGGCAAGAGATCGCAACATCTTGCATTTCATCATTGATTTGAAATTCTGCTATGTTAAGTTTTCCTTGCTTAGTACAATTAACAATAACACCTTTTTTAATTTTAATATCTAGCTGTTCCTCTAAAGCCATTACATAGAGGTAAAGCTGAACATAATAACTATCTCTAATCCCAGAACTTGTTTTCCAATCATAGATAATATATTCATTACCTCTTTTAAAAAGAGCATCTAATGTTCCAGTATATTTATGAACACGAGACAAAACTTTAGTTTCAGTAAAAACTAATTCTAAACCTTCTTGTAAATCATACCACTCTTTAAATTTACTAAATGATTTTTTCATTAAATCATTATGAATTTCAGGAATGGTTTTATTATGAATATATTCTTCAATCATATCGTGGACTTGACTACCCACATGACCAGCTTGATTCATATTAGAGTTTGCAGATTTTTTTATTTTATCAGCAATTTCTAATATTTGAATTTCGTCATAACTTTTACCAGCTTTAACCAATTTTAAAAATTCCTCACTGCACATTTTGCTTGTCCAGTTGCCGATTATAGTTGCGTTTGTTAATACCTTAGTTATGCCAGTCGCTGATGGTAGTTCTTGTTCGTTCCAATAATATTTATGAGGTATTGGATCAAAATACAAAATTTCTTCTGTATTGTCTTTGTACTTTAGTCTATGTTCTTCCATTTTATTTTCCCTTTGTTTAATTGATTCGTTTTATAATATATAATAGCACAATAAATAATACCAAAATAAATATAAAACTAAGCATAAGGCCAATTCTTTGTTAATGTTCCAGTTAGCTGATATAAATATTCGTCTTTAATAACTACCTCTTTATTATACTTTTGATTTACCAAATCTTTTTCGTATAAAGTATCTATTGGTATATTAAAGAATTTAGAATATTGATAAACCTGCACAGCACCAAGCTCATTTTTACCAATCTCAAATTTACTTATTTGTTGTGGAATAATACCTAAAAATTTTCCTAAATAAGTTTGATTTAATATTGTCTTTTTGCCTTTAACAAAAATACTAGTGTTTTTTCTTAACCACCTAATATTTTTTCCTATTAGTTTATTTAGTTCTTTTCGTTCCATAATTCCTTCCATCTTGTATGTTGTTGTTGCCAGTATGCAGAATTTATATCTGGGTTGTAATAAGGATATTCTTTATAAAAATCTTCTAAAGACATATCTTTATTTTTAACATCACAAAGAGTGTAATAATAACCAGCTTCACTAGAACAATTATATCTAGCCCAGTTACGATTTTGACTTAAATCATACAATCTTTTTATTTCATCTTTTACTGTTTTCATATTTTCTCCTAGTTAATAACTGAATGGCCTCTGCCTTGTAAGCATCGTCTTGTATAATTTTCTCTAGTGCGTTCCTCTTTAGGAGTAATGCCTAAAGTCCAAACTCTTAAAACATTGTTGTTTAACCAAGAAGCAACTTCATCTGCACCAGATAAACTTGATTCAGCTAACATTTTACAATGTTGAATATCATTAGTCAGTTCCTCAGCTTTACTATTTGGAAATGTACCAGACCTACCAGAACTATCTATGATAGGTTTATAACTGCAATTAGTTAAGTTTATGAGAATGAAACTTAACAATATTATTTTTTTCATTTTTTTCCCTTTTGTTGTTTTTATTTATATACTCAATAGTTATTGCGTTGAGTATTTCTCGTTGCTTTAATTGAGGATAAGACTTCCAACTTAATAGCACATAGTCTATTAATGTTTCAAATCTATGGTTTTCAATTAAATCTTTTATAATTACTAATGCGTAAAACTTATCCTTTTTTATTTTTTTCATTTGCTTTCTCTAGTTGTTTTTTTTCTTTTTTTAACTCTGCTTCCTTAATCGCTTGTCTAAGTTTTTCAGCAAAAACACTTTGACCAAGTTTTTCTGATAAAGATTGTTTTGTCATACCATCATAAAATTTGGCGTTTCAACAAGTGTATATTTTGCGAATCGCTTTTTCTCATTTATATAATATTTCTTATAAGATAAAACATAATCATTAGATTTATAAATATCTGGCATACATAATGGGGGATTAGTAAATCCAATAGAAACAAAATCAGTAATATCTAAAGATGTTAATAGTTTATAAATACGATCTGATGAATGAATTTTTTTATATCTAAGTGTGTATTGGTCAAGTAGATATTTTAATAAATCTAAGGACCATAAAAAGTTTTCTTTTGAATTGCCTACCCACAAAGTCATAGGGTGTTTAGGATATGCTGGTTTATAAAGTTTTTCATTATTACCAAAATGTCTTTGGTAGGCAGTACATAACATTTGTGCAGTTTCTAAAATCATTTTAACAACATGTTTGTCACAATGATAACTTGCACAAATTTCTGGGTTCTTATCAAGATGAAATATGTTCATTTTTTTTTCCCTTATTATTGTTATTTATAATATCTTTTAAAGCATTGTAAATCGCTTTGTCATAACTACTTATTTTAGATCCAGAAAATTCCATCACCAAAAAATAGTTTTTTATTAAATCAGCACAACTAACCAGAATATCACGACTAACCTTTACTTTCATAGCTAATTAATTGCAAAATGTATTAATATTAAACTTGCACCCAGCAATATAGCTGTGATAACAAATCCTATTCCATCTTTAGTTTCTCTATTCATTTAATGTTCCATACAATTAAGGTTAATATTACTGCCAACACAAAGTACCAAAAACCAATATCCGACATAAGTTCATACATAGGGTGTTTGTCTTTCAATCATTATGTTAAGTTTTTTTAAAAGAGTTTGTAGATCTATAACTGTATCTAGGTCATTATCTATTTTATCTTGTATTTTAAATTCTAAACAAGCCACCATTAACTTCATTTCTGTATCAGTCATTGTGCAAATCATATTAATTTCCTTTTTTATTTTTTTTCTCATCTTCAGCATATAGTTGATCTACTCTAAACAATTCATTCATATATTGACTATGATAAAACTGTTTATCTTTTTCATTTGTGGCTTCTTTATACTTTTTAAAATATTCTAAAGCTAAAGTAAATTTAGGTTTAGTCATTTATGCCTTTTTGTATTTCACTAATTTCATTTAATATCTTTCCAAGAGATCTGGAAATATCTAATTTTCTTTGTGCATCTAAAAGGTATCTTTCATCTTGTAAATATCTAAACATTATTCTTAATAGATGATGAAAATCTAAATCTAAAACTTTAATATGTTCATTTTTAGATTTAGACCAATACACAATATCTTCATCAGTTAAATCAGTTGGTGTAGTATTGTTTTCAAACGCTTGTTGTATTTTTAACATTTCTCTTATTTTCATTTAAAAACCTTTCTTTATTAATTTTAAGATTAGTTTTTTAGCTTCAATTTTATCTTTAATAACTATGAATCTATCTTTCCAATCTTTATTTTTCTTATTTTTTTCTTGAAATATTGCGAAACCATTAACTTCTTGTTTGGTAAATTCTGCAACAGTTCTGTCTTTTAAATCAATAATATACATAATCAATCCAACAGTACCATATACTCTTTTGGAAAGTGTTCTCTAAACCAATCCAAACCATTTGCGTGATCTTCCCATTCACTAAGAAGTTCAGCACCCATAATCATATCGTAAATTGCCACAGCGAACCAAGGCAGTTCACAACTAGCACCACCAAAACGATTATTAACTTTAATCATCTTGCCATTATCCCATTCTAAATTTACAGCAAAAGGAATAGGATATTCTTTATTGTTCCAAGTTATATTTCTCATTAAATAACTCCATTGGTTAATTGATCTATTTTTTCTTTACCTTGAGCAACTGTGAGTACATGACAAATATGAGTTTTTTCTTTAAAAACATCATAAGTAATCATTGTCATAAATCCACCACCAATTACTTCTTTGCGTTGTTTAATGGTGTAGTCTTTATATATTTGTTTTTTCATATTTCCCCTTTTGTTAGATTGCGTAACCACAATAATTATACACTTTTTTTCCACCAAATGCCTCATTGTAACTTTCATCATTTCTGCATCTAGCTTTGTGTTTTGTTTCTGGTAAAGATTTATAATAATAACTGCAATTTTCATCTGAATTATATTCGTATTGCATAACTATTATTTTATCTAATAAAGCAACATATTCTAAAGAATAAACATTTGTTTCAAAAAGTTCTTCTTTAAGTTTTTCTATTTGTTCTAGTTTTGTCATTTTTCCCTTTAGTTAGTTTGTTTGTAGATTTTTCTATGATTAAGATTAATTTGTGCTGAATCTCTAACAGCATAAACTAAACATTGGTTCTGCCAACAGTCACCAATTTTTCTAGCCAATTTTAATGCTTCTTTATAACAAGAAACATTATGTCTAATTTTATTGCGATAGTGGATAACAGAAAAATAGTCTGGTTTTTCTAATACCCACAAATCACGATCACTAAATTTGTTTTTATCTTTTAACATTAAGCAATTTTTTCGTGGTTAATAGGATTAAATTTTTCTAATTTTGAATTAGGCAAAATAACTACATTTAATTCATTTAATGCTTGTTGTAGTAAATTATCATAAAATTGTTGATAATTAGCTAATTTCCATAACTGTAAATTTAGATTAGCTTGGAATAAATTAGTAGGTAGTTTTTGTGCTTTATACTTGGAAATAAGCTCTTGGTTTTTAAGAACATTATTTATAGTCTTTTTTATTTCTTCTAACATATTTTCCCTTTATGTTTGTTATTATTAACTATTAACTATTAACTATTAAATAATCTATTTATATATATTTAAACTATTTAATTATTAACTATTAATAGTTAAGAGAACTAAATTGATTTTCGCTGAAAAGATACCAATCTATGAACATATCATAAAATAAATATATATTTAGATTCAACCACTTAGCATATATATATGGTTTGCCCTATTTTTGCAGTGCCTTCCCTGCGAATCTAGGGCGTAAAATCCGAATCACTAATGAGGTTTAAATGCCTTTAATAAAAGGTTATAGTTCCAAGAGCATCGGCAAAAATATTCGCAGAGAGATGAAAGCTGGAAAAACAAGAAGTCAATCTGTTGCAATAGCTTTATCAGTTGCTAGAAAAGCCAAAAAAAGAATAAAAAGATAAATGCAAATTAGGAAGGTAAAAATAATCAAATCAGAAAAACATAGACGATTTGTAGCATCTTATAGTTGCATTATTTGTAAGTCACCAAATGTCCAATGTGCCCATATTAGATCTATTCCAAAGTATGGAAATGTAGGAATGGCAGTTCGTAATGATGCTTTTTGTGTCCCATTGTGCATACAACATCATGCCGAACAACATTTAATTGGCGAGAATAAATTCTATTTTAAATACTGTATAAATCCTATATACATATCTGAAATGATTTGCAAAGTGAGTCCTTGTAAAAAGATTCAATCTTTGCCAAAAGGATTTTTTGATGAATATAGACAATATACTAAAACTAACGCAAAAGGTAATGTGTGATAATTCGCTTTACTCTCAAAGAGAATATTTTTATATACCACATAAAAAAATTGCTATGTCTATAATTAAAGAACTAACTAATATGAGTTACGAGGCAATAGGAAAAGAATTTAAAAAATCTTGGTTCGCAATTTATAAAGACTGTAAAGATGTAAGGGACCAACATAAGACTTTATTTAATAAAGTTTTGGAAAGGGTAAGAAAGAAATATGAAAGTTGATATTGTTAAACCTAAACTTAAAAAACTTTACCAAGCATTAAAAGATAAAAAACCCAAAGACGAATTTCAAATGGCAAGAACTAATTTAAGTTCAGATGCTTTAGAGCAATATGTGTTAATGAAACTAAAGGAAGCAGATGAAAAAAGAAAACCTTAACCAATTAATACAAAATACAAAGATTCAATATTTATCACTTAATGAGATAAAACCTTATAACAATAATCCTAGAAAAATTAAAAATGTTGATAAAGTTGCCAAGTCAATCGCAGAGTTTGGCTTTCAACAACCTATTGTAGTAGATAAAAATAATGTTATAATTGTCGGACACACTCGCTTTCAAGCTAGTAAGCAATTAGGATTAGAAAAAGTTCCAGTATTAATTGCAGATCTTACAGAACAACAAGCTAAAGCATATAGGATTGTAGATAATAGATTAAATGAAGATAATGAGTGGGACAAAGACTTACTAAACATAGAAATAGATGATTTAAAAGATTATAATTCTGAATTACTAAACTTTGGGTTTGATGAAAAAGAATTAGATAATATATTAAGAGACTCAGATCCAATCGTTGATTCTTTTCTTGGAACAAAAGCAGAACCAGTACAATTAATTGATTTAAAACCACACCCTAAACATTATAAAGTCCATTTAGACGATCAATTAGAACATTTAGCCAATTCTATTAAACAACATGGTTTTTACAGAAATGTAGTTGTTGCAAAAGATTATACTATTTTAGATGGGCATGGAGTTGTATCTGCTTGTCACAAACTTAAATTAAAAGAAGTTCCAGTAATTAAACTAGATATTAAATCTGATAGTCCACAAGCATTAAAGATTTTAACTGGCAATAACGAAATAGGAAAACTTGCAGAAATTGATGATCGTAAGTTAAGCGAACTATTAAAAGAGGTTAAAGATAAAGATGGTTTATCTGGTACTGGTTATGACAAAATGATGTTAGCTAATTTAGTTATGGTAACTAGACCACAGCACGAAATTAATGATATTAACGAGGCAGCCGAATGGGTTGGTATGCCAGATTATGTTCCTAAGGACCATTATATTAAATACACAATAATTTTTAAAACAGAACAAGATAGAAACGAATTTTGTAATATGGCTAAAATTCCACAAGGCAAAGAAAAAGGTAGAACTTGGAGTGTTTGGTGGCCACTAAAAGAAAAAGAGGATTTAAAATCAGTTAAGTATGAATAAACCCAGATACCCTATTTATGTTATTTCTAAGGGTAGATATGAAAATTGTTTAACAGCAAAATTTTTAGTTGAAGATAAAGTTGATTTTAAACTTGTTGTAGAACCACAAGAAAAAATTGAATATGTGGCAAGGTTCGGAGAACAAAGAGTTTTAACATTACCATTTCAAAATTTAGGATTAGGTTCCATTCCTGCTAGAAATTGGTGCTGGGAACATTCTATTAAAGAGGGACATAAAAGACATTGGATATTAGATGACAATATTAGATGCGTTAGAAGATTACATCATGGCAAAAGATTAAAATGTAATTCTAATAAAGCATTTATAGTTACTGAGGACTTTACTGACAGATATACTAATGTAGGAATATCAGGACTAAATTATACTTGTTTTGCAATTAATGTTATTCCACCATTTTATTTAAATGTTCATGTTTATTCTACTTTGCTTATAGACAATAAATTGCCTTACAGATGGCGTGGCAGATATAATGAAGATACTGATTTATGTTTGCAGGTTTTATCTGGTGGACTTTGTACTGTTTTAATAAATGTATTTTTAATTGATAAAATGGCAACAATGACAATGAAAGGTGGAAATGCTGATGAACTTTATAAAGGTGATGGTAGATTAAAAATGGCTAGGGCTTTAGAACGAATGTGGCCAAGAGTAGTAAAA